ACCATGTCAACGATCTCTTTCTCTTTTTCAGAGAACTGAATCTTTACAAAATTACCAACCTTAGCATTGAGATTAATCTTATCGGCAAGATTGTAAGTGGTCAGATCTTCACCTTGAATCTCAAAGAAATCTTCTTCATTTAGTTCCTGATATCCACGATAGAAGGTCTTGGCAAGACCCATGTACCTACGCTTCATCAACTTTTCAATCCGACAATCCTCAACCACATTCACAAATTGATGAGGAATACCAGCCGGAGGATCTTCATCGGGTGTATAGAGAGCATGACCCACTTCATGACCAACTAGTAGATCATAGACAGTATTGCTTGCCTTCTCCCACATAGGCAGAGTCAACACACGAGTGTGGACATTAAACTGAGCGGTCTTGATTTTCTTGTGCTCAACAACCAGATCTTCAGTAGCAAGCAGTTTGGCAAGTTGAGATTTGATTTCGTGAGAGACTGCCATGTGTTCTTTTCTGTATGTGGCCATAATACGACGAAAGGTCGCCTTTACGACGACCCATGTGCTGCTTTTTGAACTGGCGCAGTGCTTCACGCCTAGCTCTCATTGCTTGTGGTTTTAGTTTTCTTTTCTGCTCCTTCTTGGAGTGGTGTTGCCAGTTAGGCGTTGTCATCGGTCGAGACAGTATCCAGAATATTTATTGTAGGGAACCATCCGATACTAGTCAAGATACTGATGTCAGCAACATTATCGATTGCCTCACCTGGTGTGGACTCTTTGACTGGCAAATCACCCTGACCAAACTTCTCTGCCAGTTTTCTAACTGGAACTGACTCACCATATCCAACAGGGACCACTCCAGTAATATCGCTCGAAGCAAGATATCTAATGGCACGACACACATCTTTTACATGAATCCAATCTCTCTTATGATTGGTGACATATGTTGCTTTTTTATCTCTAAGGAGACCATACATCATATTAGGACGAACATCAGGGCCATAGACTGTAGTAAATCTCATTCCCACGGAGTTGGGAGGTGCCATCTGTTCATTAACCCACTTACTCATGGCATATGGATTTTCCCAGTATTTGTCATCGACAGCACTTGAAGATGCATACAAAAGACGAGTATTAGTTTCACCACACCAGTCAAAGATGGGTTTTGCTTTGACTACATTATTAATATAATATTCTTCTGGTTTTTCCAGACTCTCACGAATATCTGCCCATGCTGCAAGATGAATGACTAGATCATAATCTCCACCTTTGAAGTCTGAGATATCATCAGGACGATCAAGTCCATGAGCAAGATATCCTACTTGCTCTCTCCAATCAGAGAAAACATATCTTCCAATAAATCCACGATGTCCAGTTACTAATACTTTCATGTTACAGGCCAATCAATTACTTTTCTAATTTTCTCATTGTATTTCCAAACTTCTCTCAGCATCGATGCATTCACACCTTTGGATTCCATTTGAACTACAAGAGAGTTGAGATCTTTAGGGAAACAAGTGCCACCAAATCCACGGTCATTATCAACCCCAGGAACTTGGGTGTGAGATCTACCGATTCTACTATCAGCAATCACTCCATCACATACACTATAGAAGTCCATTCCTGATGCTTCACAAAAGTCATACATCTTATTGAAATATGCTACCTTACATGCAAGGAAGGTGTTAGAGAAATATTTGATAGCCTCACTTTCATCAGAGGAAACCATAATGTTAGGGATTTTTGGGAAACACTTAGCAAAGAGTTTTGCAAAGTCTCTGCAAAGTTCAGGATCCCCACCAATTACATTTCTTTCAGAGTTGGCAAAGTCTTGAACTGCATTTCTTGCCGTTAGAAACTCTGGGTTGTGAATTACATTATGTCTTTCGGAATATTTTTTAGTCGTGCCGACAGGAACTGTAGACTTAATGATGAATGTTCCTGTAACAAAATCTGGAAGCGATTCAAAGAAGTTGTCTAAGATAGACAAATCACATTCACCACCAGATCGCATTGGTGTTGGAAGACATACAAAAATATAGTCACACTCCAGTATCTCTTCTAGAGTGTTGAATGATTTATTCTTATCTACATCATAAACCTTAGTGGTCTCTTTGTCTCTAAAGTTTTGGTAGACTGCATTTCCAACAAATCCATTACCAACAATACCAATCATTTTACCATCCTGCTGAATCCTTTAATTTTTTCAAATCGTATCACATCTTCAAATCGATCATCCATCCCACTCTTATGAGAGATGACGAAGATATTTGCATCCTTAACTACGAACCGAATAATTTTTAGGAATTCTTCTGTCCCTTGGCCATCAAGCGAACTATCAAATACCTCATCCAAAATCATAAGATTTGTAGCAACAGAGTTTTTGAATTTTGCAACTTCTCTCCAAGTGAATAGAAGTGCTAAGTCGATTCTCTGTTTCTCACCTTCACTAAAAGAAGCATATGAAAAGTCTTCGTGAATGGGTGATTGGACGGTTTCGTTAAACTCCTCATCAAGAGTAAAGTTTATGTAGAAGTCCATCATCTGTAGATAACGGTTTACTTGCTGATTTATCAGCGGTAGGTACTTCTTGATGATTTTAGTTTTGACTCCACCGTCCTTGAGTAGACTATACGAAAAATCGTAGTAGTTAATTGTGTCTTTTTTTGAAAC